AAATTAGCGTATTCAATGCCGTTATCAGTAACGGGAATGTTTTCCCACTTGATATCGCTAGTCCCGTTTAATCGTACTAATGGCACCATGTTAGCTTTAGCGGCCTTTTTAACTAACCGGCGAATGTCTTTAGCTAATAATTGCATAAACTCGGTACGGTACTCAAAAAAAGCTTTAGCCTTACGAATACGGGCAAGCTTTACGTTACTCATTGCCCCACGTCCTGCAGTGTATAAACAGGCCTTGTCGCATTGTGCAATGACAGCCATAGGGCACACATTATGTCCTGAGATCGCTACCGGCGCAATGTATAGAATGCCGGTCATAAATCCGAATTCTTGACCCTTGACTGTTTTAGCGTTGGAATCAATTGTGAGTAGTGTTTTATTTTGCATGGTGTAGGTTCCTTTTTAGTGATTGAATTACAAGTGTTAGTCTACCCGTTTAACGGATTAGTGCCACTAAAAAGCATTAGGGAAAACCCTTATCTTGATTAACCTACTCAGGTATTCATGGATGCACTATATTAGTGCATATCGGCATAGACTAAAATGCACTAGGATGCACTATATTGGTGCAACATAGCCTCATATACTGCACCGCACCATTGCTGCATTGCAACATAGCCAGCGAAGTAAGCACTAACTAACTTGCTGCATTGCAACATAGACCTGGCATGATTCTTGCATAGCAAAGACTGTGCCATGCTGCATTGCAACATAGGGGGGGGGTGGGGTTGTGGCTGTGATGATAATATTGTTGAACCACCACAGATACAAAAAAGAGCAAAATAGACAATATTGCCTTATAAGAAAAAGAGCATAAGAATCAATGTCTTATCTGTTTTCCTGCATAGGCAATACAGGTCTATGAAATCAGTGCTGGAATCTGTGCATTGCGAAGGCCTGAGCAGGCAACAATGACGCTACATCAGAAAAGTCAATAAAGGACTTGACAAATGAACAAAAATGTGCTATAGTGCTCTATATTGATAGCACAGTGTCAACAACTACTAGGTAGTGCCTTAAAAAAAACATACATTAACAACTTACCTTAGGTTTTGTGTTTTCTGTGCTGACCTATATTGGAGGAAACTTGGAAACAAAAGACCAAGATATTGTTCTTGTGTCTTCTTCCACGGATGCGTCATCTTTACCAACACAGGGGGTCTCTGTGTTACCAAAGAAGAACCCAAGAGGCGCAGGTCGTCCGAAGAAGTCTGCCATCGAAGCAAAGAAAAAGAGGTCAGTGTTAGGCCGCCCTCCTGGCGAAGCTGCACGCATAAGGGAATTCCATGCGAGGCTGCTTACCACCAAGGGTGACACAATCATCCAGACGATTATTAATAAGGCATTAGATCCTACTGATAAGGATCAGGCTGCGATGTTGAAGATGTGTGCTGACCGCTTACTTCCACTTTCCTACTTCGAGAAGTCTGGAATGGCAAGTAAGGCTGGTATCACAATTAACATCTCTGGTGTAACCGATGCCAAGGTAGAGGCTGAACAGACCATAGATGCAGAAGACGTAGATTATGAATCTGGACATTAAGTTATTACCTTGGCAGCAACAGGTATGGAATGACCAGAGCCGGTTCAAGGTGGTCGCTGCTGGCCGCAGAACTGGTAAGTCCAGGTTAGCTGCATGGATGCTCATAGTTGAGGCATTGCAGGCTGACAGAGGCAACGTATGGTATGTAGCCCCAACGCAGGGGCAAGCCAGAGACATTATGTGGCTCACACTGTTGGAACTTGGTAACCCCGTTATTGAGTCTAGCCATGTGAACAATATGCAGATTAAGTTAGTCAACGGCGCTGTCATCAGTCTAAAAGGCGCTGACAGGCCAGAGACAATGCGAGGTGTCTCATTAAAGTTTGTGGTGCTTGATGAGTACGCAGACATGAAGCCATCAGTGTTTGAGCAGATCCTCAGACCTGCATTGGCAGACTTAAAGGGCAAGTCTCTGTTTATTGGTACCCCGATGGGGCGTAACCATTTCTATGAGTTGTACAATTATGGCGACAAAAATGACGACAAAGAGTACAAGAGTTGGCACTTTACTAGCTTCGATAACCCATTACTTGACCCAAAAGAGATTGAAGCTGCAAAGAAGTCTATGTCCTCTTTTGCTTTCAGGACTGAGTTTATGGCTTCGTTTGAAGCTGCGAGTGGTGGAATCTTTAAAGAAGAATGGATCAAGATAGACGAGGAAGAGCCTAAGGATGGCCGCTACTTCGTTGCAGTTGACCTAGCTGGCTTTGAGAATGTCGCTGCTGCCACCACAGCAAAGAAGAAAAGGTTAGACCAGTCAGCGATAGCGATAGTCAAGGTAACGGCTGAGGGTTGGTGGGTTGCAGATATAGAGTTTGGACGGTGGGACATTAAGCAGACCGCACAGAAGATATTTGATGTGGTCAGGGATTATGAGCCTGTTTGTGTTGGCATCGAAAGAGGCGCACTAAAGAATGCCGTTCTACCTTATCTGTCTGATCTTATGCGTAAGTATAACAGTTACTTCAGGATTGAAGACCTCACACACGGAAACAAGAAAAAGACAGATAGAATCACTTGGTCTTTACAGGGCAGACTAGAGCACGGAAAGATTACCTTCAATGAAGGTCCCTGGAATAGCGAGATCATCGATGAACTGATGAACTTCCCTAATGCCCAGGTTCACGATGACTTGATTGATGCCTTAAGTTACATAGACCAGATAGCGATTGCAGAGTACACCTCAGACTATGAGGAAGACGATTACACACCAATGGATGCCGTTTCAGGCTACTAGGAGAGAGCATGGAAGAGCAAGAAAACGAATACAACGCTAAAGACGCTAAGATAACAGACTGGGTCTTATCTCGTTGCCTTATGTGGCGCAACCACAGAGATGAGAACTATCTAGAGGACTGGAAAGAGTATGAGCGTTTATGGCGTGGGCTGTGGTCTGGAGAGGACCGCACTCGTGACTCTGAGCGTTCACAATTGGTGACTCCTGCCCTTCAGCAGGCAATCGAGTCCCACACCGCTGAGATCGAAGAGGCTATTTTTGGTCGTGGTGAGAAGTTCTTTGACATCGTTGATGACCTCAAAGACCAGCAGAGGATCGATGTAGAGCAGATCAAGAACCAGATGTATGAGGACTTTAAGAACCAGAAGGTCCGTAAGTCAGTCTCAGACATTGTCCTCTTAGGTGCTGTCTATGGCACCGGCATCGGTGAGATTACCATCGCAGAGAAGACTGAGTTAAGACCAGCGATGCGCCCAATCGTGGAGATGGGTGTCTCTGCCATCGGTGTTGAGGAAGTGCCTAAGTTCGTTGTTGGCCTCAAAGCCATCAATCCTAAGAACTTCCTGATTGACCCCACCGCCACCAGCATTGAAGAGGCAATGGGCTGTGCGGTAGAGGAGTATGTGTCACTACACTCTGTCGTTGCTGGTATGGAGGCTGGTGTTTACAACAAGATTGAGAATCTGGGTCAGACCGCTGTAGACACTGACCTTGAGCCTGTACAGGAAGACATTGAGTATCAGCAAGACAAGGTACTGTTGCTTCGCTACTATGGTTTAGTGCCAAAGTATTTAATTGAAGCTGCTGACGATGAAGAGATTGTAGAACTGTTTGCCAAGAAGTTAGAAGAGTTTGGCAACGAAGCAGCAGACTACACAGAGTTGGTAGAAGGCATCGTAGTTATCGCCAATGACCAGCACCTGCTCAAGGCTGAGTTGTCGCCTTACATGATGGAAGACCGTCCCATCGTTGCCTTCCAGAACGACTCCATGCCTAACCGCTTCTGGGGTCGTGGCATCGCTGAGAAGGGCTACAATATGCAAAAGGCTATTGATGCTCAGATCCGTGCCCATTTAGACAGCCTAGCACTGACCACAGTCCCGATGATGGGCATTGATGCTACAAGACTACCTCGTGGTGCCAAGTTTGAAGTAAGGCCAGGAAAGACCATCCTGACCAACGGCAACCCTGCTGAGATCCTACAGCCATTTAAGTTCGGAAACACCGATCCTGGCAACCTGCAAATCGCTGGTGAGTTCATGCGGATGATGCTGATGGCTACTGGAACGGTAGATAGTTCGACTATGCCCTCGCCTACCACAGCAGATGGTGCTGGCTTGAGTGCTGGCCTCTCAGCCATCATCAAAAAGAATAAGCGTACCTTGGTTAACTTCCAAGAACAGTTCCTTATTCCCTTTGTGAAGAAGGCTGCTTATCGGTTTATGCAGTTTGATCCTGAGAACTATCCTGCACAGGACTTCAACTTCATCGCTTCTAGCAATCTAGGCATTATTGCCCGTGAGTATGAACAGATGCAGTTCATGAATCTACTCAAAACCCTTGGCCCAGAGAGTCCTGTAGTGCCAATTGTGCTCAGAGCCATCATCGAAAACAGCGGTTTGAACAACCGTGAGCAGATTATTGCTCAGATGGACCAGATGACACAGCCCAATCCAGAGGCACAACAGGCCCAACAGATGGTTCAGCAGCTACAAATGCAGAATGCTCAGTTGCAAAACGCCAAACTTGAGTCTGAAGTGCTCCTAAACCAGACAAAAGCACAGGCAGAGGCCGTGGATACCCAGTTGAAACCAGCAGAATTGCAGGCTTCTATCGCTGCAAGCGCCTCTAAGTACCTTTCAGACTCCAAGGACCCCACTGCTGAGTTTGAAAGACGCATCAAGGTCGCTAATCTGGCCCTAAAAGAGAAAGACATCGACACTAAGAAGGAAATTGCTAATCTTCAGGTCGTTGCCGCACGTCAAAAATAAAAAACTTGACAAAAGCGGTAAAAAGTGCTTGACAAATTTATAAAAGTGTGGTAGAATTACGACAATGTTACCAGAATTACAGCAGTACTACGAAGACAGGCTTTCTATGATGACCACCCAAGCGTGGTCGCAACTCCTAGAAGACCTATTAGAGATGCGTACCCAGTACGAGAACATCCGCAACTGCGATGCAGTGACCCTAGAGTTTAGAAAAGGACAGGTAGACATTTTAGACTACATCATTGGTCTAAAAGACTTGTCACAACAAACCTACGAGGAACTGCAAAATGGCGAAAAGAATATTTGAATTCCGCTGTGCCAAAGAGCACATAAGCGAAAAGTATGTAGATGAGTCAGTAACAGTCATACAGTGCCCACACTGTACAAATGACGCTACAAGGCTTATCTCTGCTCCTAGAATCTCTTTAGAAGGCATCACAGGTGATTTTCCTTCTGCAAGCAGAGCCTGGGAGAAGCGGCGAGAGTCGCACATGAAGTATGAACGTAAAGTTGGTATTTCGGAGGGATAAGAGAACCCCCTCAAACGTAATAAGTGTTCTTTCTTAATGCTGTTGAGGCACGGGAGACAATAGATGGCTAGTTTTATTGAAGAAGGCGTTGAAGAAGTAGATCCTAACGAAGTATTGACTGACATTAGCACATCCGAACCAGAAGCGAAAGCAGAAGAGCCGGTTGTTCAAGAGCAAGTTGAAGAGGACGTTCCCGAAAAGTATCGGGGTAAAAGCGCCAAAGAGATTGCTCAGATGCACATGGAAGCCGAGAAGTTAATTGGCAGACAAGGCAGTGAAGTTGGTGAGTTACGGCGTGTTGTGGATGACTTCATCAAGACCCAAACTACAACAAAACAGCAACTGCAAGCGGAACCTGACGAAGAAGTTGATTTCTTCGCTGATCCTAAACGTGCGGTAGAGAAGGCGATTGAAAACCATCCAAAGATTAGAGAGGCTGAAAAACTCTCCTCTGAGATGGCAGCGGCAAAGGCGTTTAACGAACTAAAAGCACGGCATCCTGACTTTCAAGAAGTTGTTGCCGATCCTGCATTCCAGAATTGGGTTGCAGCCTCCAAAGTG